CGATCAAATTCAAGGACAAATTTATGAAATTTATCCAGAAGAAATGTCTGACGTTATAGAACTCAATTTTACAAGTATTCGTTCTAAATAGTTTTAAAAAGAAAGATAGATGGCAGATGCAGTAAGATTTAATCAGTTAAGGTATCCTTATGAACAAATAGAACCTGATACAGATTATCTTAAAATAGATATTTTCAAATATGTTCCTCTAAATTTTGATTCCAATAGTAATGTCCTTAGAGAAGGTCTCAAGAGATCAAAAGGTTCGTATAAAGGAAAAGAAGCAATATCTTCAATCATTCTTCCAGTGCCACAAAATATATCATCAACAAATGCTACAGGATGGGGTGAAGATAGCATCAATACTCTTGCTGCATATGGTCTTTCAAAAATTCCAAATATTATAAATGCCCCAGACATAGGGTCATTTTTTAGTAATCTTTTTAATGCAGTAGGTGATGCTGGAACAGATTTTGCTAATGCAGCTGGAAGTGGAATGGGGAAAAAAGCAGCAAATGCATACTTTTCTTCTCTGGCAGTAAATGCTCTTGGGGCAAATACGTCTTTTGAAGGTGTTTTAGCAAGATCTACAGGTTCAATTCTCAATCCTAACACAGAACTTTTATTCAATGGTGTAAAATTAAGATCTTTTAATTTTTCATTTGATCTTGCACCAAGAAATAGAGAAGAGGCAATACAAATAAAAAATATTATACGCACATTTAAAATAAATATGGCACCAATACGTGATGGAGCTTCTAGTGGTGCGGGAGGATTATTTTTAAAAACTCCAAATGTTTTTCAATTATCTTATAAAACAGGAAATCAAAATCATAAATTTTTGAATAGTTTTATTATTGCTGCACTTACAAACATCAATGTCAATTATACTGGATCCGGAACTTATATGACTTATGATGATAATTCAAAAACACCAGTTCATATGAAAATGGATTTATCATTCCAAGAACTAAGTCCAATATATCAAAGTGATTATGAAGATGAAAAAGGATCAAACGGAGTAGGATACTAAAAATGGGATACTTCAGAGAACTACCAGATGTAGAATATCAGTCATTTTTGTCTGATGCAATTTCATCTAAAGACTACCTAAAGGTTAAAAACTTATTCAGAAGAAATAAGTTACGTGATGATTTACAAAATTCGTTTACACTCTTTAATAAGTATGAAATCGTAGAAGGTGCTCGACCAGATACTGTTGCTGAAGAGTTTTATGGGAATGATGAACTTGATTGGGTTGTTTTAATAACTGCTGGTATTATTAATGTCAGAGATGAATGGCCACTCTCAAACTATCAATTATATCAATATGTGGAGAAAAAATATGGTATTGAAAATCTAAATACAATTAATTTTTTTGAAACAAAAGAAATTAAAGATTCTAATGATAGATTAATTCTTCCTTCAGGAAAAGTTGTCGATGAAGACTTTACATTAACCTACAGTGATAATGGAGTTAATGTTACAGTCACTGGAACCAATGTAAGAAGAGGAGTATCTAACTGGGAATATGAGACTCGTAAAAATAATAAAAAATCCTCGATCTACTTATTGAGACGAGGATATTTACAACAGTTTTTAAATGATATGAGGGAGATTATGCTTTATGATCGTTCTTCACAATACATCAATGAAACTCTTATTCGAACCGAGAATACCAGAATCACAATCTCCAACTAACTCAGTCTGCTGCGAGTGCGGCAAAGTATGAGAGAGTATCATCTTCCTCATCATTAGAAGACTTGAGAGTGATATCAGGATCATTGAAACCACCAGCATCACCACTCAAAGAATTAAGTTCTTGCTTCATTGATTGAGGCATGGGTTCTACACCACGATTTTGAGCACGGAACTCTTCTTCCTCCTCAATGCTTTCTTGATCTTGGAACTTAGTCGTGCCCTTGATGCCGAGAACATAATCAAGACGCTTCTTCAGAGCATCATAGTCCTTGAACTGATCGGGAGCAACAAATTCTTGGAGAGAATACTGTTTCTTCCAGATTGCTTCCATTGCGTCATCATCATCCAACAGAGCATCCTGACGGGCAAACTCTGAAGAGTCGTAGTTACGATAACCAGCAACGTTCTTTGCTTTCAGTTTGAAGTTAGCACCCTGCCAGAAGTCGAACGGATCGATTGCTTCCTCGTCCTCAAACTCAGGTTGCATTGCGGCAGTAATCTTATCAAAGATCTTCTTGCCGAACTTATACAGGAACACCTTACCCTCGTTCTCGGGATTTGTAGGATCCTTCACCACATAGATGTTAGCAACGTAGGTCAGTTTACGTTTTTGCTTACGTGCTTGTTCTTTACCAGCATCAGTGCCGTTATTCCACAACATTGTGTTGTATTCGGACACAGGATCTTTCTGATTCATAGTAGTCAGAGAATTCTCTATATACCAACCACCGGGACCTTGAAAGGCATGAGAATACAGTTTTACGAAGGGGAGATCTTCACCATTCGGGGCAGGAAGGAAACGGATAACTGCATAACCGTTACCACTCTTATCACACTCCAGTTTCCACAGTCGGTCATCACCGGAACTGGTAGTATTATTCATTTTTTCGACTTCCTTGACCAGTTTTTGAGTCAGGGAGCCAAGTTTGGATTGCTTTTTAAGATCTGCGAAGCTCATTTGGATTACCTTAGATTTGTTTGGATTCGTTAGATTTACTTGGATAGTATAACTAATTCAGAGTCAATTGTCAACATAGTCTCGTAGAGACCTGATAGTTGCATTCATACTATCAAATAAAGTTTGCATATCAGTCTCTGGTGGAAAACCCATCAGTGCGACTGACTTGCGAAGGTTCTCTTTCATCTCAATTGCTTGAGGATCGTCTGAAAGAGATAACCTAGTATACATCACTCTTTGCTTTTCGAGCAAGTTTGTGAGTAAATCAATATGTTCAAGTTTTTCTTCACTAGACATTGTACTGAAAGCCATGAGACTTCCATAGATTTTTTCTTGCATTCTATTGATTTCACTCAATTCTTCTTGAATGATTTCAGATTCGAAAAAGTCACTCATCTACAATATCCCTTAAAATTTTTTTGTACTTAAACATATCAATATTTAGAAAAGGTCTGTACTTCTCTATCTTAAGACTTACGATTTCCCATACAGGATCATCAAGTTTTTTATCAAACTTTCGTCTAAAAGAAAATATTTTCTCAAAGATAACTAATGTCTCAAGACTTACGTCTCCACCAAGATACTTTTTCAATAGAATCGGGTGTCCTTTCGAACAATCGAATACACTTTCTAATTCGTTGTTCGAGAGCAATTCGTTGCTTTGTTCTTTGAATAAGTATGTCAAACTCTGTTGTCTCCGCATCCACTCTTGGTAGGTTCTTTCTCCAGAATTGATAATTGATCCAATCCATAAGTTGCTCGGGGAATCTGCTGCTACAAAGTTTGATACTAGAAAATCTACTACTTCCTTATCATTATATTTTCTCGATGTTTTTTCGAACCAATATTTATCGGAACGACGGTTAAAGGAAGTAATGGTTGCTCTAACTTTCTTGTTATATTTAAAGTAATCGTAATTTACATTACTGAAATGTGATTTTTGGGCAAGGTATTCGCAATAAACTTGATAGGGAGTCACCTTCAAAGTGTTAAATTATCTTACTGTGTATTATGACATACTTCAAGAATATTGTCAATAGACGACAAAGGATACATTACATTTTCTTTTTCCACTTATCTTTATTTTTCTGATAATACTCTTTCATATAGGCAGTTTTGCTCTCGAAGTTTTAGAAGTTGCTTTCATAAAATTGAGTCTCGTAGCATCCCACTTTAGTTTTTCTTTGAGTGGTTTTGAGACCAACTTCGTCACCGATTCTACCTCAAGTTCGTTCACTTCGCAATAGTGAACGATGGCATCAATGTAATTGATTTTTTCTTCGGCAACAATCTTCTCAATTTCCATTGCAAATTTGGAAGGTGTAAGAAATTTATTTGCAATTGCCTGCTCTAGTTCTTTATTCGGTTCCATAGAGTTCCAGTTTATCTCTAACAAACTTTCCAATGTATTCGGTAAGAAGTTTGATGTACTTTGATTTGTCTCGCTCTTCATAAACAACGCATTCTCCATTTTCACAAGCCATAATGATTACAAGTTTTTTGACTGAAATACCAGTCAGTTCATACAGCATACAACCATATGCCATGCACTGTACAAAATAGTGATCGATCCACTCTCGTGGTTTCGGTTTCTTTGAAGTTTTAAAGTCGATTATTGCTAATTCACCTTCGTATTCTGCAATACAATCAACGGTGCCCGCAATCCCTAACTGTTTACTATATA